CGTGAGATTCTAACTATGGACGAAGGATTTTTGAGGCTAAGCCGCAGGTTTTTCTCGAATGAAATGTGGAAGGTAGCCCGTGAGTTTTCGGAGTGCGAAGCGTGGCTTGACTTGATTCAGTCAGCACGATTTGAGGCAACCGACAAGGCGTACAGCGAACTCATCGGAGGTCGGGAAATCTCTTATTCAAGAGGTCAATATCCAGCATCTATATCGTTTTTGATGAAGCGTTGGCAATGGTCTGAAAAGAAAGTGCGCTATTTTCTTGCCAAACTGAAAAAGAGAGGCATGATAACGACTTGTAACAAACAAGGCATGACTGTGATAACTTTATGCAAGTATGATGAATACAACCCCTACAAGGGCATACCCAAGGGCATAGACAAGGACATAGATAACAATAAAGAAATCAGAGAGTTAAATAATGCTTTGGGCGAATTAAGGGCGGAGTTAAGGGCAGTTGTTGAAAAAATGGGGCAAGCTAAGGGCGATAATAAGAAGAAAGATGAAGAAGATAATACTAAAGAATCTCCTTACGGAGATAAGAAAAACGCGGCTAAAGCCGCTACTCTCTCTCGAAAAGAATCTTTTTATCAATCTCTTGTACCTTTTGTCGGTAAGTATCAAAAGGAAATGATTCGCTCCTTCTTTGATTATTGGTCTGAACTGAACAAATCAGAAACTAAAATGCGCTATGAACTTGAAAAGACCTGGGAACTTCCTAAAAGGTTGGCAACATGGGCAAATCGGGAAAAAATACCGGCCAAGCCAACTACTGATATTGGTGTGGTTCTCAAAGATAACTCTCCTGACAAATACGATTCGCCACAGGAAAGAAAATGGGAGGAAAGATGGAACAAATAGACTTTAAAAAAACAATCGACAATCTTAGGAAGACTGGATTTAACCCTGTTCCCAATCTTGTGAACATAGCGATACCAGATGCAAAGAATATCCTTTGGCAAGGGTTGAACTATTTCACGGGAAATGCCGAATGGCTACCGGAATACGATGAAATAGCCACATGGCTTTCTGGGAATAACGGGCGTGGACTTTTATGCCATGGCAATTGTGGACGAGGGAAATCACTTATATGCTGGAAGATTATCCCTTTGCTTCTCAATCACTATTGCCGGAAGATTGTAGCATGTTATGATGCACAACAGATGAATGCTGATATAGACGCTGTGAAGGCAAAGCATATCATCTATATTGATGATGTCGGCACAGAGAATCTTAGCGTGAAATTCGGAGAAAAAAGACTTGCCTTCTGTGAAATTGTTGATGAAGCGGAAAAGCGAGGAAAACTCTTGATATTGACCACTAATCTATCACTTGATGAAATCTCCCAAAAGTATGGGGAACGTACTATGGATAGATTGGTTTCCATTACTACACGAGTGAAATTCATAGGAAAAAGTTTAAGAAAATGAATGTTACAATATGCTGGACTACCAAAGAATGGAAAGTCATAGAAAAGATACGAAAGAAATTCGGCATATCATCTTATATGAGTGTCAACAGAGAAACACCTTGTAATATCAAGGAAGAAGATATGGAACTCCTTAGAGAGACAGAAAAACGTGGATTTATCCAAATAAGAAATAAATAAAATCATGTTAGTAGGAACAACAAATCTTAATACGACTCTCAACTTAACCTATGTGTTGACAGATGTCGTAGAAACCCTTCTCTATGATTTGAGAAGCGAAATGGGAAAGCAAGGCTATGAATTACGCCACGATGCGAAACGCAATTTCAACACAGCAATAGCCGCGATCCGGAAATTGAAACAAGATGTGGATAAAACACAGTTCTCCACACAGGAAAACTTCGGAAACGACTCCGATTGTCTTCTGGCTTTCATCCGGCTGTTGGTAGACCGCTGCGGTGACGATGACAAAAAGATGTTCGCATTTTATAATTACATCAAACGTCACCCTTCACAACTTGGACTCGATCTATCAGATGAAAAAAGTACGTTTGCTCATATTTTCGAAAGTAACGAGAAGCTGGATTAGTTATGAGAATACTCCTAAACATCCTCCTTCTCCTAGGAGTGAACATCTTATTTTACCTGGTGGTGTATGCGATAGCGGACCACCTGATGGATACAATTAATTAAAATATTTTCAATGAATACAACCTTTGAGAAATCGGTTAATACCACCGATGAATGGTACACGCCAAAAGAAATTATAGACGCATTGGGAAAGTTCGATTTAGATCCATGTGCTCCGGTTAACCCACTTTGGCAAACAGCAGAAATCATGTACAACAAGAACCATGACGGATTAACTAAAGATTGGGTAGGTCGTGTTTGGCTAAATCCTCCTTATTCCCGTCCGCTTATTGAACAGTTCGTTAAACGTCTGGCAGAGCATGGAAACGGAATCGCATTACTTTTCAATCGTTGCGATTCAAAGATGTTCCAAGATGTCATCTTTGAAAAAGCAACAGCTATGAAATTTCTACGGAACCGGATTCGCTTCTTTCGACCGGATGGGACTCGTGGGGACTCGCCCGGGTGCGGCAGTATCCTAATAGCTTTCGGTGAAGATAATGCCGATATATTAAGAACTTGCGATATCGCAGGTAAGTATATACGAATCAATTAGAGTAAAACCTTGCAAGTTCTTGAAGAATTATCAAGGATTTGCGAAAAACAAATAAATATGAGTAAAATAGATTTGAACGCCCTCCGTGATAGGGTATATAAAACCGCTTGTGAACATGGTTTCCACGATCAAGAATTGAGCAACGAGCACTGTCTTTGCCTTGTTATATCCGAACTCATGGAGGCTGTGGAAGCTGATAGAAAAGGTAAACGAGCCAATGTTGATTGGTATAATAAGAAGATTGCTAACAGCCGCATTTGTCAAGGATTGGATTCTGACATTCCCAAAGAGCGTGGTTACGAAGTCGCATACAATGAAACTATAAAAGGCTCAATTGAGGAAGAGTTAGCCGATGCTGTAATCCGCTTACTGGATTTGGCTGGATTGAGAAATCTGAATCTTAACAGGTTTGCACTTGTCAATGTGGTATCCAAGAAGAAAACCTTTACGGAGAATATTTATTCCATTGTAAAAGATATTACAAATTATAAATACACATTGGAAGAGCTGGTTAATTATGCGATTACACAAGTATTCGTATTGTCGGATATACTTGATATTGATTTGCTTTGGCACATCGAGCAGAAAATGAAGTATAACGAACTCCGTGAAAAGATGCACGGGAAGAAGTATTAACCCTCAAAAAGCAGAAAGAATTGTCAATGGAAACAATAAAACTAACGAAAAAAGAAGAAGAGTGGATTAAAGATCTAAAGAAATTAATGCGAAAGAAACCTAAGAATCTGATTCTCTTTGCTGATGGAAATTTAAATATCTTGAAACTTGATAAGGATGATAATGATGGAGTGGGCGAAAATGGAAGAATGAAAAGTGATAGAATAGTAGAAACTATTCTTAATGCCTGTGATGGAGGTGTATTTTAATTAGAGTAAAACAATTTAGAAATGAGCAAATACAGTGAATACCATTACGCCTTTACCTCTACAGTAGCCCATCTGCGGAAGATAAACCAAGTTCTTACTCTTTTGAAAAACGAAAAATGATCTAATCATGACCCGCAATCAATTTATTCATTACTCCTATCGACATAGTGAGATCATTATCTGGCATCAAAAGCACCCAGAAGTAGATATTGAATGTATGCTGATAGGGGTAGATTTCGATCACGAATTATTTCATCTTGTTCCTATCGACTTAGATTATTACGAAGATAGATCGTATTGGCTTCCTTATACATCATGCGACAAACAGTTTAAGAAGCCTAAGATGAAAGTGGTAAGGAGTGATAGAACAATAGTAACTAAATAACTAAAACAGAAATGAATATAGATAAATTTATTAATAGTACTATCAAAAGCTATGATGAATATCGAAAGAATTGTGACATTATAGCTAAGGAGGCGCAAAGATATATCGACTTTGATAAATTCGTTTCTTGCGAATATATCAATGGCGTAGGACTTAGTATATTGGTAACGTTACCTGAAACAGATGATTATACTATTCCCGAATGTGTATGTCCTGTAGTAGGGTTCTTTGAATATGCCAAAGGGAAGGATAAATTATCAGTAGATGACATTAAAAAACTATCATTATGAAACAGACATTAGAAGAAGCTGCAATAGAAGCCGCAGAAGATTGCTACGAAATGCCTTATGATGAAAACTTCATCAACATGAAACTGATAAAAGAGGCTGTTGAATATGGTGCAAAATGGCATGCAAAGCAATCACCGTGGATAAGTGTAGAAGAACGATTGCCGAACTATAAGGAAGAAGTTTTAGTCCTTTATGAATATGAAGGGAGAATACAAATCCAACAAAGTTTCTATCTTGGAGAAAAAGACTGGAAGTTTGGTTCTAATAAAATACTTGCGTGGATGCCAATCCCGTCTTTCAATGAAATACTTGAAGCCAACAGAGATGTACTAGAACGGATTAAAGAGAAAGGAGATTGACTAATGAGATTTGTATTAATTATACTTATGATAACCATG